CCTAGATCCTTAACTAAATTCTTTAAATTTTGATCATTTGCTGGTGCTTCCGAAAAACTTTTGATTTGAGGTGCTTGAGGATAAGTTAAAGCTTGAGACCTATAATAATCGTTTGTACTAACTCTTATTGGCTGACTTGGATTTGTACTTCCTGATATTTTAAATTCTTTTATTGGCGTACTTGTTTCACCACCAGCCGATGAAAGTCTTCCAGAACTCTGACGATCAGAAGTTCCTTTAGTTTTACCGTGAGTGTACTTACCAGTTCTTGCCATAGTTAATTAGGAGAATTATCGGACATATCCTTTACTCCATCCCTTCCAATCATAGTTTGCATTTGAAGCCGCACTACTCCAATTCATACCTGCACTAGCACCTTGTAATCCAGCACTTAGTAATGCTAACCCTGTATTACCTCTGACTTTCTCTTGTAATATTGGTACAGCTGGGCCATAATCCACACGTTTAATATAAGGATTAAGACCAGCTCTCCTACTTGCCAATCTAATATTTGCACTACGTTTATCTATATTTGATTGAACACCAGTAAATGCTAAATTCCTGTTTGTATTCCAATCAAATTGTCCATATTTAGCATCAACATCCGCTAATAAATTAACAATATTAACGCCTCCTTTACCTGTTGCAAGAATTTCTCCTTGAGCACTTATCGCTTCTAACTTCTTCTCTCTCTTTTTAATTGCTGATTCTTCTTGTGCTTGAGCTATCTGTAAATTAATTTGTGCTCTTTCTTGCTCAAATGCTTTATTTGCCATAAATTCACTTGTCTCATTAGCTAATTCTGTACTCATTTCCTGCTGTCTTTCTCTGAAATTATTAGCTTGAGACTGAAGTTTATCTTGTTCAAATCTTGCAACTGCATTCATATTTGCTACTTCTATCTGCTTGTTCTGCATCTTGATCTGATTCTGGTACTGCATAAAGCCCAGACCAGCTGAAAGAACACCAATAATGACAGCAGGAGGACACATCTTTTAAATCCTCACGAACTCGTAGAACATCTGAGATTCTGGCCCCCAGTTTAAATGTTTTTTAATGAAGGTAAAACCTAACCAATCAATCCATTTTACATGGACTTCATTCCTTGCATCAACCATATTAAAAAGAAGTGGATATAAAGATTGCATCTCAACTAACATCTCCTTTGATTTTCTGAGAAACCATCTTCTATCAATGGAATCATCAACCATTGATTGACATCCTAACAACCAAATACGTCCTATGTCTTTTCCTTCAGGAACAACTCCACCCATTGCCATTAAATGACCATGACGACTTACAACTGTTAGACATGGCTTACTCATAAAATAAGCATAGAGCAAACCACCTTTAGGACAAGCACCTGTCTGCGCTTTTACTTCAGCAACATCTTCTCTCCTCATATTCTCTGCAACTATTGCAACATCTGTCAGCTTTGAAGGTCGTACAATTGCCATCCTCAAATCCTCCTTGCTCTTTGCTGTAACCAGCCTTCCCATTCAGCCGACTGAAAAACACAAGGCAAAGGACTACTACTTACTAGTTCAATCTTTGCATCAGTATTTCTAGTCATAACAGGAACTCTGAAACTCTCTTTTGGAATGCCAACTTGACCTATTACGTTCGATCCAACTTGTATCCCATTATAAGGATAAGTAAATGTATCTCTTCCCGCTGGAGTTATTTTTAATTCAAATGAAGAAGTTTTATCAAAGACAACTGACCATTTTCTTAATTGTAAATAGGGGCTAGTTGCAACAGAGATAGTCCCTGATTCATCCTGTTGTTTTAAGTAAGGAGTACTAAATTCATAAGTCATATCATAAGATTCTCCTATATAAAAAGTAGAGGTACTAACATCACCATTAACAGTTATCGTTCCATTATTAGAAGCATCCCCTACTGTTTCTGCTGTAGGAGTTAAAACCTGTCCATGCTTTAACTTGATTAATGCTTTAAATTTATACGTATTAGATGCAGCTTGTTTTATAAATGATATAGCTTCATTAGCTTGAATTGTTTTACCAAACAAATAAGAAGGAAAATCACTAATTGTAACAGTCGCATTACCTGTAGTTTTAGCTGTAGTTGATCCTCCTGTACTGCTAATAACTAATCCTCCTGTATTTACAATTGTAATAACTGCATTAGTAGAAGGTTGAGAAGTTGGGAAGCTATTAATATCTGTATAGTTTGTTCCTCCGACTGTTAAAGGTCTGCCTACTACTTTAGTCACTCCAGTATTTGCCAATGGATATGGCAATGTAATTGTTGTTTGAGCATTTAAACCACCTGCATTTGTAACACTAAAAGTACAATTTTCCTCTGCTGTTTTTCTATCTAATAGAATTTCTATCTCTGTCCCTATGTCAACACTTTCAGGACGCAATGAGGCTTTCTCTAAATAAACACCATCAGCATATTCAGCAATAATATAAAGATCATTATCTAAAATTACAGCTGAAAGAATAGATTTACTACCTTTCATTTCCCAGTAAGACCAAGCAGATTGCAATTTAGTTTCATCTGAAAAAAGAAATTTATAAATATATAAACGTGTCGGTTCATCCTTGCTAATCAATACAATTGTTTCTTCTGAAACAGAAGCAGCTATTGCAACTAAGTTCTTAGGAATATATCTAGGAACTGATGCTGTTACCTCAGCTGAGATAGGAGTTGAACCTGTTACATCTGGTATATAAAATTCACGTAACCCAGTGAAATTACCTTTGTTAATGGGAAAGAAAACAGTACGACCTACACCTATAGGATCAATCAAATCAATTGAATCATATTTCGTCATTGCTGTAATCGTTGCAGTCCTAGGAGTCAATGGAGCACCTAAACCTGTAGATCCTGTATCTAATCTGAACTGCCCATGAGGACTAAATAAGAGCAAGGTGTTGGCAAATGCCATGCTTGAGGTCAAGAAATTAATATCAGTACCACCTGTGCTTACGAAGATAGGATCACTGTCTACAACTGTTTGAACAGTTTCAGGCCAAAATCTTTTGTAATCATCAGCAGCTGATAGACATACATATTCATCAGATAAGAAAACCAATCTATTTCTGAATACATTAATATTTTTAATAGTCTCTCCAACAAAAGGAGGATTAGGAGCACTAGCTGTATCTCCTGCAATTCTATGTGTCCAAGTATGTTTTTGAAATGTAAACGTACCATTAGCATTTCTAATTAAAGTATGAGGCATTGTCGTTGCCTTTAACTGATAGACAATATTAGGGCCGACTGTTTCTCTCCAGATACCTTTACCACTTGTCCCTCCATCAGTAGTCTCAAACTTTACATAGTAATCATCTGCTTCTGTCGAACTTGAACCAATAACTTTGAGTATTTGACCGTTAATTCCTTTAAGTGGAAGCTGTTGTATTGCTTCTATTTCATCTTTTATCCCTACAATAAACATGTCAGCAATCGTGTCACTAACAGCAATTGTGAATGTTCCTCCATCATCCTTAACTATCTTCAATAAATAATCTTCAATTGTTGTCGCTGTATATTCTGACCCCAAGGTACTGTCATTATTAATTAGATCTCTTAATCCATCACATACACTCTTGTTACTAGGAGCATTAGAAGATGAACCTGATCCAATGATAGGTGTAGTGAATTCCTCCTTAACTTCAGTATGGTCATCAGCATTTAATGTTACTGAGTAAGTAGTATTGTACTCAGCTTGCCTAATAAATACCAAGCCAGTACTAGCAGAAAAAACTGGAGAGGTTGTAGTCTCTGTCTCGATTGTCTTCTCTTTATTTGTAATAAAAGTATGGTCTGCAATGCTTCCTAATCGAAAAGAGTTTGCAGGTTCTGATGTATTTGTTATATCAAGATAAGTTTTTCCGTCTGGAAAACTAACTGTTTGTTCAACTCCAGCCAAGCTAAATACTTTTAAGTCTCCATCAGTTATATAGATTAAGTATTGAACAGATCCATCACGGTCAACAATGCTGCTAAAAGGTCTGGTACTTCCTGCTGTACCAGTAAACATTCTTGCTTGATGATAAAAAGGAGGACGTTTCTTCAAGCCTTCAACAGAACTAGAAATACAATTAACAATTTTCTCTGCTTGGGATGCAAGTCTCAAAGCCGCTGGTTGCTGACTTACTCCATTGATAAGGTTCGGAATTGATTTTGTAACTAATGGCATGACTATCTAATAAGCGCACGATGAGGTCTATAAGTAGAGAAGTGTCCAGTTTGATTTGTATTTCCTCGAAGCATACTATGTTCATCTCTTGTTGTTTCTTCTTCTAAGAAATGACTTCTTGCTTCTAGCTCGGCTGTCAAATTAATCTTTGCATAGTCTTCACTGCCTACTGTTGCTTCTTGTAACTGTCTTCCAGCTCTAACCATGATATATCTTCTTGCATGTTCAGGTAATTCTAACCAATCAAGAATTATTGTTACATCACCTTTCAAATCTTCTGTAAAAGTATAGAGCTGTTTCTTTCTATCGTATAACTTTCCATTTCTAAGAATGATGTCATATTCAGGATAAAGATAGGGATCAATATATACACGAGTTGTAGAGAATCCCAGCTCTATCTCATCGGCAGCATTCCTTACTAAATCTTTCTCGTAGTCAGTATTAAAAGTCCAACCTTCCGATTGCACCTCTCTAATTGCACCATTTAATGCATCTTGTGCTTGTTTCGCAATTCCTACTTGCCCAACCAAACTATTAACAGGAGCCTCACCTGTCATTTGAAGAACTTTATTTATTGCTTCCAGTTCAGTTGTAAGAGTTAAAGCCATGAGGGAAAAGAAAGAGGAGGGCAATACTGAGCCCCCCATGTTTAAAGATTAGCTAGTAGCCCAGTAGATCTCAACTGCACAGTCAGGACGTAGAACGCCAGTACCGTGAGCCATTGAACCCACCATAAATGTTCCCTGCCATAAAGCATGAACATCAGAACCAGTTTGCTCCATCTTGAGATCCATCAACTTCACAGTACCAACAGCTTGCTTGTTAAATACAAGGCCTACGCTGTCAGTGTAGTTAGCGTGATAGGTGTTGTTCTCACCTGTTACAGCAGATCTGTTTGTAGTAGGAAGATGGTTGGACTTGACAATGCTAATACCAGCAACCTTCAAGACTGTTCCATCTGCATACGCTCCAGATCCACCCCAGTCTCTGTTGAGGACATCAGTCGTTTGAGCCAACTTGTAATATTCTGTTGGGCCAAGAACAACGTAACGATTATCTTCAGGGACATTGTTGATGTCCATCTTCTCGGCTGCTGTCCATAGAGCAGTAACTAAGTTTGCACCTGTTACAGCTGCCTTAGTTGCAGCAACGATCTTGATGCGAGTACCACCAGGGAGATCAGTGTTGAAGTTAGTCGCAGTTCTTGCAGCTTGAGCAAGAGTTGCAGCTACGTTCTGGTCGAACTTATAGGCAAGCTGATTGCCCATCTCGACAGAATACTGAGATCTAACATCGTAGTGATTCTTGGCTTCATCAATATCAGCTAGGAAAACTTGGCTAACAAGCTTGTCATCAATGTTGATGGTAGCTTCAGCGTGCTTGATAGCAGCACCTGTCAGCTGGGTTCCTGGCACATGATAGGCAGTTGAAGCGTTTCCAATTATTGGAAATTGTGCTGATTTGCCTGATGAGATTGTCCGCACATTGTGCAGAGATTCAAATACGGTTGCCTTACGGAAAGATGAAAGAACTTCTCCAGAAAAAACTTTAAGGAAAAGAGCATCATAAGCAGTACCCGTATTGTTAACCAGGCCCAGCCTGGATACGGTCATGTTGGACATGAATTAATACCTAGAAAAAAGAAAGAGGGTTTCCCGACCTCGCTTCCTTCCACTGAGGGTATCCGTCGCAACGGGCCAAAGTTTCAGTCAATAGGTCTAGATATCTAAATAATAACTCTTAAACGACATTT